TTTGCCCAACATACTTGTTACATAATCCCCAGCCCAAGGAGACAAAGTATTGGATTGACTTGCGCCCAACCCAGGAACTCCTGCGGCATTTGCACCAAGATTTAAATTAGTTGATCCGCCTCCGTCAAAAGCAACTGCTCCACCACCTGCGTATCCTGCAATACCGCCAAGCATGTATTTGTCAGGATTGATTTCCTTGCCTTGTTTTTTAGTTCCAGTACGATCCATGCGGATTCTGTCCATCATTTGATAGAGTTTTTTGGCTCCAGCATCAGAGTTGCCATTGCCCAAATGAGACACAACATCTGCAGGAACTACAAACTCACCATGACTTAATTTAGCAGGGCGAACACCATCGATGCTGGTAGGCAGTTTGTCTGCCATGCCATCTGTAGATCCTTGCAAATATTGAGCTTGCCCCATAGAAGCAATACCGCCACGAGCGTAACCCATCAGACCGCCAGCTTTAGCTCCTCCAGCATTATCATAATTCATACTGTATGCTTGTTGAAAAGCTTGTTGAACAACAGGGGCTGAATCAGCGCCAGTAACAGCAATCACTTGAGCTGGGGTATACCCTTGACTCATCAACGCCGAAGCAATAGAAACATTATCTGCTCCACTGGCTTGCATAGATTGAATTGTGCTTGATATGGGGTTAGCCGCAGGAGCAGGAGCAGGAGCAGGAGCAGGAGGAGCAACTGGAGCAGGATAAGGAGAAGGATTAACAGGAGCAGAAGGAACAACAGGAGGAGGAGCTACATATGCTGGGGGCGTAGAGTAATTAAATGTTGGTTGAACATAAGAAGTATCAATAGCATTTGATACTGCTGGATTTGCTATTGCGCCAATGCCGGGTATATTTACACCTTGTATTGCATATGCCCCTAAATCAATACCTGGAAACATAGACTGAAGTTGGGTAGCGGTTAATCCATTGGCTTGAATTAAATTATTTAGCCCTGCTATACCGCTTTTATCGCCTGCATTTAAACCTGATGCAGTATTTAATAATTGCTGTTTTATTAACGCAGGGTCTGTTACTGCGGTTGTACCTGTAATGCCTTTGGCTTGGTTATATAGATTTTGTATTTCCCCAGTTGTAAACCCAGTAGCGGCAGCCACTTGAGCGGCAGTAATACCATTGGTATCCATCATTTTAGCAATTGCAGCATTGGTATTTGTTGGAGTGCTTGCTTGGATTTGCTGGAGAAGCTTGGTTATCTCTGTACTACTTTTTGGTGTTGGTACAGTTGTTGGAGGAGTGTTTACAACAGGAGGCTGATTAATTACAGGAGGCTGATTAACCACAGGAAGTTGATTAACTACAGGAGGTAGTTTTACACCTGCATCGGTCAAAGTCTTCATGCCCGCTGCGTCTAAATTAGGAAACAGCTTTTGTAAAGTTGCCATATCCAAATTGTTTGAGGACAATATATTGTTTACTGATCCAATATTTCCTGCGTTATACGCAGTTTGTAGTTGACTGGCTAAATTAGCGGTATTTACTGCGGGCGTTTGAGTTGTGGGTAAAGAAGTTATCCCGCCAGGTTGTTTGTTCCAAGGCATAGCAAAGCTAGGCACAGGAGCGTTGGGTTGATTAGCCGCAATAGCTTGAGCTTGGGCCCGAATTAAAGCTTCCGCATTTGTTTGTTGGCTTGGATCTGTATATAGCGTATCGGTAAAATACTGCCTGCCTGAACTTCCAGGCACTCTATAAGGATCGTTGGCTCCAGGAACTTGCATCCGTGTAGCCATTAAATTAGGTATGCTACCTTGGTATCCACCACTGGTAACTTTGTTTCCGCCTAACATATTAGCAGCGGTTGCAGCTCCTGCAATCAATCCTGCATTGTTGCGGAGAAGACTACCAATGTTAGATAAAGAAAAGTTGTTAGCTGAAGAACTTAGATCAGTTGGGGTATATGCACCAGTTTTATTTGCTCCATAGCTATCAGAATAACTTTGAGCTGCTAAATTAAGATCGGCAATTTCTTTTCTTTGTGCGTCAGTCATCCCGTCAATGGTGACATTGTTCAAAGCATTTTGCTGGGAAGGCGTTACTGAAGTAGTATTGGCTACAACAGGCGCAGGTTTTGCCCAAGGGGTGCTATAACTGTCGTCTTCATAAGTTATGTCATCAGGCATAATTAACTCCTTAAAATTCTGAGCAGGTCTTCAACTGACCCACCGTGGGCGTAACCTGTATCGGTTACAACTTGTTTTTCTCTGGAACTCAAAAACGGATTCTTAACTCCAAACTGATCGAGCGCCACCATATTTCCTACAACTGGAGCGGCAACTAATACATTCTGAGGAGCTTGTGCCGCTTGTGCTTGCGCCGCTTGTGCAGCGGGGGTGCTTGCAGGTTGCGTAGCAGTTGCCCCTTGAGGAGTTGCCGATGGATTGATTGATTGTAAGATATTTGCGGCTGTAGAGGCAATCTTTAAATCAGGGCTTCCCGTCAATCCACTCAAGGCGCTCATGGCTCCAGCCATGTCGTTTTTCTTTAATGCAGTAGCTGCATTAATCATTTGAATTGCTGTGTTTGTATCTTGGTTTGCTGTGCCTGAGACTTGCAGCAAAGAATTAACCAGTCCAGCCGTGTTACCTTTTTGGTATGCGTTTACCCCGCTTGCTACCTGCTGAGCAGTTTTTAAATTGTCAATTGTGGACGGATCAAAACCTAATTGCCCCCCAAACCCTGTAGCGGCAGTCAACCCATTAAGAATAGTTCCAGTATCCAGTTTGCCATGAGCTATAGAATTGGCTGCGTTTAAACCAGCCATTACTGGTGCTGCGCCGGGAATCATTGAAATCCCTGCCATCAATAATGGCGTTCCCGCCCAACCGCCACGCGAAGTATCTTGTACAGGTGCGGCTTTGCCAGACGCATCCCAAACAGGGTTAAACTTAGACTGACCGCTTAATTTACCGTTTGCATCCGCAGGGAATACAGGATTTGACCCACTAAAATTGGTTAGGTTACCTTGGCTGTCGTAGTTTGCATAGACTTTTACCGTTGGATCCCAGCCCGCTGGGGTATTTATTGGTACTCTAAATGTGTTGGGGTCACTTTCATTGCCGCCCGGAACAAGTTCCATTCCTTTTGGATTTCCTTTGGCTTGAGGGCTTTGGGGATCAATTGTTTTAGGCGCAGCCGATGTCAAATCCGAGGGTAACCCCGTAAAAGCCGAGTAAGTGGCTAAGTCATTGTTTGCCCATGTAGGCAGTTTAGTGTCTGACATTACCCAACTTTCCAATTAGTTCCGTCAGAATACACTGGGACTTTGACCGCACCTACAGCAACTACAGTATTGCCAAACACAGGAGCTAACGCATCTGATACAAACGCCACAGTACCAGCACCAGAAGTAACTGCACTTGGCAATGTAGCCACCGTGTAAACGGTAAAAGTAATTGTGTTTAAAGGAGCAGTAGCATTCAACTGCCCCATCAGCTTGTCTATACGGTTAAAGTACAGACGCAATACATTGTTAAACTGTTCTTGATATAGGCGAGAGTATTCTTCACCAGCGGCTGGCAAGTTAGGAGCTACTGACTTGAATAGCTCGTCTTCAGAAGTAATGACGTAACTCATCTGCGCCCATCTGGTCTAATGTCGATACGAGGTGAGCCTAACTGCCATGTCGTACCAAGGTTTGTAGAACCTACTTTAAGGATCAACTGGCGACCACGTACTCGAGTATTGATCTGTCCTGTAAACCCTGCCGTTACAGTGTACTGTGCGCCAGTCAATTGACTAACCGTTCCTGCAACTGGAGTACCTGTGCCTGAACCTGAGTTCTGCATAGGATAGAAAGTAAATGTAGCTTGTGGTGTAGGTGAAGCATCAGATCCTGAGAATGTCAAGTCAGGTAGCATTCTCCAAATAAACCCAAACTTATCGCCATCATCAATGTCAAACTCTGAGGAAGAAACATAACAAGTTATTGGGGCTAAAGTACCCGTCTCTCCATCATCATTTCCATACTCATGGTTTACCAAATTCTTGCTATATGTAGCCGCAATAGGGTAGTTTCTCAAGCCTGAATCCAACCACGCAGTCCTACCCAATGTGCCGTAGTACCATACGCCTATACCGCCACTTGCATTTTTTTCTGCGTAGTTATATACAACATACTTGTCAATAGTATTGCTGCCAGAGGAACAATAGAAGAACCAAACCTCGTTAAAGCCTTCATTGGTGCTGGCAAAACATTGTTCTGATTGACTTAAGTTAATGTCTTGATATATGTACCTACGCAAATCACAGTTTAAAGTCTGTACTCGACCATCGTAGAAATAGAACTTATCAATCCCCATCCAGAACACAATACCTGATGCTTGGGCAATGGCGTTCTGTCCAATAATAGAGATGTTATCTCCAAGCAATTGAGAACTCCAGACCGCTGGCAGTCCAACATACTGCAATGAATACACGGCTGAGTCACTTAATACCACAATCTCTTGACGGGTTTGGATGGATGTAACCAAGTAAGAGCCATGAGATAGTCTAACGCTACCTGCCTGATTGGTAGCCGATGGAGTCCATTGAGTTACCGATTCCTGATCCGTCCAACGAATAAGCATAGGATCTTGTATAGAGCTGCCGTAATCGTTACAGCCAAAAGCAAAAGTAAAGCGACTGACATCAGACACATATACAAAGTTTTGAACGGTAGGTGTATCGGACGCACCA